ACACAGCTAAGACAACCTTAAGACAAATGAGACAAATGAGACAATGCGTGCGGGACTCACGATGGGGACAATAACGAACACACAAAAAAAGAGAGGAACGCGAGAGCAGCGCAACAGTTACTCTTGCTCATGCTGAATATTGGTAACCTTCCAAGGTCCTGTAGGAGTAGTAGTACTTTCACCAGTTTCTATGTTCAATGCCCGCTCTGCAGAACGAGAAACCGTTACTTGTATCGGTTGATCACTAGTATTAACTCCTTCAAGCCATTCTGTTCCATCTTCACGCTTAATAACCTTAAATGAGGACTCAGGCTTCGCATCATTAGGCTTATATATACGATGAGGGCAATCTACTAGTTTATTTTCAATCATCCACCTAGCAAACTCTTTACAATGATCTAGGAGGAGGTTATCCATAGAATCAATAATAGATTGATACGTATCAACACGCTCTTCTAGAACCATCTTACCTACCCCACAAATATCAAGAATTTTACTACTCGATATGATAGCAGAACCTATGATAGATAGCTGATCGCGTAGTTCATTCATTATATCCTCGCTCGGTTCATATTCGAATTGAATAAAAGACATCTCGATTATCTTATGGGTACTATATATATACCCCCCATAGTTCATCGAATCAATAATAATAATTATGAGTGATGATGATGATTGGCCTGAGACCATTTACTTTGATCTCAGTATTGAGCAAGAGCCTAAACGAGCTATCTCATACAATCGAGGAGAAGCTCCCAAACTAGAGCCATATCGTCATAAATTTACCGCAGTGATGACTGATAATCCTGTATCTATAAGGATAAGTAATGGTGATTTGAAGCACCTAGCATACCATAAGAAGACTATTTTTAATTAATAAATATGGGTAAAACTATCGTACCCATCAATATAGTACGATACTAAGATGAATAATACATTTACACCTAAGCAAGTAATCAACGAATCACATGTATTTGTGATTGGTAAAAAGTACAGGGGCCGTACCGTGGCTGCAGTGATCGATTTTGATCCTAGCTACATTACTTGGCTTCGAAATAAGCCATGGGCTAAGACTGATTTGACGTTTATGGAACTCACCAAAGATGTAGCTGTTCCAGATTTGACATTTGGAACCAATAAGAACAAGACTCTTGAGTGGGTGAGAGAGAACGATCCAAATTACTGGAAGTTCCTAGGAGTGAGCGAATGGGTTAAACAGAATCATCCTGAAGTTCGAACCAAGGTTCATAGTATGAATGCACTAAATTCTAATTAGTATATACTCATAGATATAGTACGATGAAGGATCAACTCAAACTTGCATGAAGGGTATGCCTGATCACATTAAATATAATGAACCTAAGTAAGTATCTACCCATTGTTCAAGCGCTCAAAAAAAAATAACGCCTCTAGGTAAAGCGTTGATAAACAAGCTCAATTCCATTGGGCAAGTTTTTTGTCATAAATCGCGCACCTTGAACTTCATTATGTTGCATATAGCGATGGAAGTGCTTCGTCTTACGATAGTACTCATGCTTCAGCTTATTTTTTTCGAGCCAACCTATAGCCTCTTGTCGAGTATAGCCATTAGGAATAAGCACTGTTTGTATAAAGTATGTTCCAATTGGATAGTGCAATTCTATAGCTACTTGCTTAGAGATGGTTGGCATCTTATATATTAACGAGGTAGATGTTTTTTAACTGAATGTAAATTGTTATTCAAGTCTCGTCGAAACATCTCAAACATCTTCCACTTACATTGATCATGACCATTTTTATAGTGAGGGGATTCAATAGACTTTTTATTAATACGTTCAATGGAATGAACCAATTGAGTAAGCTGTTCTTCTATTAGATCCATGGTTATATATTAATCAGATCATATATTTATGCGTACGATGATAGCTTACAAATATCTGAGTCGATATGCCACTTCTTCTCGTAAAAGACCATCGCGATGACCTTTAGACCATAAGTAGCCGAAGGATTGACGAATGATACTTGAATACTCTTAGAAGCACCATCTTCAGCATCAGTCCGACGCTCAAGATCAATCGCATAGTAACGATGATTTTGAGCCCAAAGCTGCTCAGTGAGAAGACCCGACGTAAGCTGATCCTCAACATTACCATTAGCTCCAAGAGCACTAACTTCAGAGTTCCACATCTCAAAATCATACGCAATAGGATACTGGAAGACAGGCTTATTGGCCACATATACCTGAAGTTGATTCAAGTAAGCGAAAGGACCACTCGTAGCAGGGACAGAGTCGAAAGGAGAGTACTCAGGAGTAGCCGTAGCCGTGCAACTACCTAGTGATTGCCACATAGGTAGAAGGATCAGCTTACGAGGATTAGCTACACCAACAGTGATCGTGTAATTAATACTTTGACCAGCCGTACAAATGATAGGATTTACAATCTTCTCGTAAGTACTAAACCGATGGTCATGCTTAGTGAGAGCCGCATCAACACGAGGGTTAGCAACATAGAAGGGACAAATCATACGAGCTTGCGTAAGAAGAGGACCAGAGCTATTAAGAGCACCAGTAGTAGTACCATCAATCTTACCCGTAACAGTAATGACTTGAGCCCCCGTAGAACTAGCACCATTATCGAATGTGATACCATTAGTACTCGTAGCAGGAGTAGCTCCTACATTAATCAAATAAGGACAAGAAAGACCTGTAAGAGGAGTAGAATTAAAACTAGCTAGAGTATTAGTAGCACCTGCAGCAGTTGATGTAAGAGTAGTAGAGAAACTATTGAAGTTAAGGTACATGAAACCCTTTAGATTCTTGACTAGAGGAAACTCATTAATATCGAATAGATCACGAACGCGAACTCGACCCATCATGAACTGAGTATATAGGTAAGTATTAGCCGTAGTGGGAGTAGTACCAGTAGCAGTACCTTGGTAACCAACATTAGACATACCAGCATTAGTCATCTGAGAAGTACCAAGAATAGCACCAGCTACAGTTGCAGTTCCAACAGGAGCATTATTATACTTAGCGCGAGAAACTACACCACGATTGGCAAGAGTAGCTTGATTATTAACGCAATCAAACCCACGAGCAGATGTCATTACAGTTGAACCAGTAGTATTACTCAATCCAAGCGTATCTACACCAGCAGTACTAACATTAGTACCATCAGCAGTCATATCATCTAGAGCCATACCAAGAGTGGGTCCCCATTTCTTAAGGTTATCCTGACTCCAAGAGCTTAGAATACGATAAGTAGCAGCAACGTTCTCAAATGACTGTAGAGACTGAATAGTCTGGCCGTTTATGATCAGTTGCGCACCATTGAACCATTGGTGGAATCCAGCCTTCATGATGACTGAATTGAGACCAGCCGTAGCAATGGTCGTAGTCGTACCACCAACAGCTGTTGTTACTTGAGCAGTAACCTTAATAGGGAACTCCACTACAGCCTCCTTAAGATCAATCCACTGAGCTTGATTATTAAAAGTATCTAGACTAAACTGAATCTGACCACCGCTAAATGCACCCTGATTAGAGGTACTATCTACGATAAAAGTATATCGCTTATCACTGAAGAGAATAGGCTCCTCATTATCACGCACAGAGCGTTCGAAAACACACTCATCGCCTTCCATTTTTATATTGAATCTTAGGGAGACTTATTTGTCTTATTATATACAATATAGACATAAGATTTTTCTATATTAAATAATGAATCAATCAACCTCGGGAAGTATTTTAGCACGATTGCTTACTAAGTTAGGTGTAAATGATTTTGATATCATAAGGAAGGCCGATATCCCTCATTCTCACGCTGAGAATGCTATAATCAATCTAGATGACTTCGATAAGGGCTCACATTGGGTCGCAATTAACAGAAAGCATAAGTTATACTTTGATTCATATGGTCGCCCACCTCCCAACGAAGTACCTAGAAACTATCGTTATAATACAAAGATAATTGAAGGTATTAAACAGCAAGATTGTGGCCAACTTTGTGCTCTTTGGTTGCACTATGTGAATCATAAAACCCCAGATGAATTCTATCGATTATTTAAAGCTCTCTACTAATCTTATTCCCATTATTATAATATAAAATGGTATCACTTTACTATAAGGCATTAGAGCCTCATATGCGCAAATTCCGAAAGAATTTGAATATGCAAGAGATGAATGATCAGCTTCATAATGTTAATCTGAAGCAGGAATTGAATCAAGATCTCAATAAGGAGAATGCTATACTTGGTCAGATATCAAGTGATCTACAACGTGATCAGATTAAGAAGAAGTATGCAGAGCATCTAGGACAGCATAAGGAAGGAAAGCTTCACNNNGTAAGGCAGAGAATAAAGCTAAGCTTGAGATACTTAAGGAGGAAGCTAAGANTAGGCTTCAAAATAAGAAACTACCTATTATCACTCCAGCTAAAATTAAGGCTCAGAATGCCTNTAAGGTACAATCAAAGATTAATCATATAATCCCAGCTAAAGTAAGAGCCCAACGAGCTCATCGTATAAAGTCAGATATTCAGCGTGATATATTGAATGAGCAAAATCCATATTCTATTATCACTCCTCACAAGGTGAAACCATATCGCGCATCACGCATAGGTACAAAGCTTAAGAACTTAAGTTATGCAGATATTGTTAAGAGAACAAGAGCTCCCTCTTCTGCAACTTCCATTCAATCTGAAGGTATCCCAATGGTAGATCTTCGTATGTACAATAAGGGACGTCCTACAAACACTGGGGGTATTCCTCATCATGAATCAAAAGCTGCAAAGAAACGGAAATCAGCAACGAAACGTATTTTACATGGAGGAGGCCTCAAACGTAAAATGAACACACTAATATAAGAGATGAAACCCAATTATAAGCGTTACCTCAAGAAATACTATCGATACCTAATCGATAAGGGTGAGATTAAGGCTCATAATAACTCTACAGTGCTGAAGCAGCAACTCAAAAAAATAGTAAGCGAGCTGAATGGAATGGCTAAACGAATGAAACTTTCATAGGCCTACCATATCGGCTTTTTTTTGATTGGATTTCAAGTGGTTTAACTATCATCGCGTCCAATTTATCGTCCAATTTTTCTTTTGTTATCTTGAGCTCCTCAACCTCTTTGGTTAATGGTTCAATTATATCTGGGAATATTTCCTTCACTACATCTAGAGGGTTACTTAGCTTACTCATATGAGCTTTAGTCATTTGATGCTTCACAATATAATAAACTGACTTATCACATACTTCACAGTGAGTTAATTGCTTCTTACGGTGATATTTCTCTCGATTGCGAACACGATCACGATCAAGGCATCCTAAAGGTCTTACATAAGTCTTACGATTTAGTTCCCTCTTTTGTTTAGCGATTGCTATTTTAGCTTCTAGAGCTTCTGCCTGATGTTTTTCAAAATCAGTTAAATAAGGATGATCCTCACTTGTTTTTTCGTCAGTCATATCTATATATATGGTATCATAGATATCCGGAGATCTATGATGTATCATCTACAAGTAAAGGCCACTGCCACGCTTTGAATGCTTCTTATGAGCCTTCTTGCGATGCTTCTTATGATGATGCTCCTCCTCAGATTCAGATGAGGAAGATGAATCAGATTCATAATGCTTCTTATGCTTCTTATGGACCTTCTTATGAGCCTTCTTATGGTGATGCATTAGACCTACACCAGTAAGTCCTCGTACTCCCTCACGTAGAGGAGCAAGCTCAGGATTAGCGTAAGCGATGGCATCACCTACACCTGAAAGAACAGGCTTAACATACTTATTGAACCCAGACTTAATAGTATCCCAAATACCAGTGCCCTCAGCACCAGAATTGATAGAATGCATAAGCTCACCATCACTAATTGATAGATCTATACCCTTACCTTTAGCATGAGCTTGGGATACCTTTTGATGTTGAACTGGATGAAGGAATAGAGTATGAGGACCTTTACCTATCTGATGATGACCAAGGCGAACCTTATGACCCTTGCGGATCTTCTTGAGCTGCGGTTCGGTAAAATGAAACCGAGCAGGCTTGTAATGACTATGTTCGTGCCGATGCATCGTACTTATATTAGAATAGTTAATATCAATCGATTTATTGATATTAAATAGCTTAGATAAATCCATGAAGTAAAACTCGTGTATTGATCGGTTTGCTCTTGCTCTCCTTCTTCATTTTTTTATGTAGTTTCTGAATTGGTTCATCATGCTTTACTATCTTCTTCACTTCCTTCTCGAGTGTATGAAGGTTAGATTGTTCTTTAGACTCTTCCTCGTCATCAAAAGCATTAATAGCTTTCTTCAGCTTAGAATTAATGTATCGTCTCTTGTACATGATTACGTCTAAGACTACCTTTAGCGTAGGATTATATTGTATCACATAAACTAGACTGATCCCTTATCCAAATTACGCGTCTTGAGAAAATTCAATTCAATGCTGAGATTAGGATCAATAAGCCCTAGAGGATTACCATTTTGATCAAACATAGTGAATGTAAGAGTATTATGATTACCCATACAAGGACGAGCACGATAATATGATGGGGAAGCATTGATCATAGCACCAATAGGAGTTTGTCCATTCGTAAATTGATGAAGAAATGTTGAGTTGCTTGATAGCTTATTATAAACACAACTCAATCGACATTGAACTGAGTAAATTGGGTTAGCATTCGGAACCAATGTGGAACCAATGGTAGATACTGTTCCGGAGATTGTAGCTGAAGGGGGGAAAGTACCAGCAGCGAACCCTATAATCTTGCCGAAAGTATTAGTACTAAGGACTGTTACTTGCATACTCTTATTAGCACTAGTAGGCCACTTATTACTAAATCCTGATCCAATAATTGCATCAGTAGCTGCGGCAGTATAAGCACCAGTAATTCCTACGTATGAGTTCAAAGAAGGAGTTGCTGTAAGATTAGTACTAGTAGCACTCGAAGGAAGAGCTGTAGTAATTAGATTAACTTGATATGTAGAAGGATTTACTACAAAGGCAGCAAAGTAAAAATAAACAAGTGTGGTTGGATTCTGAATAGTGTAACCATTTTGAATGAACCAATACTGAAGAGCATTATTTAGATCACTAATTTGATATGCACCATCTGGTATAGTAATGGTTACAGTACTAGGAGTAGCTGTCGGGATAGTAAGTTGATATTGATTATTATTGAGTGCAGCAGAGATGTTAAACCAACTATAATAGATAAATGCGGATCCTACTGATACATCATAGTCAGATAGGTCAAAGTTACCTGGTAGAGACTTTTGGAACGTATTTCCACTCACGTAATTGGTAGAGTTGATTTGTACAGCGAATGACATCTTTATGGTCTATATTGATCTTGTAGATTAAAATTTGAGAATTATATCATTTATGTCTTCCCTGATCTCTCGTACAAAAAAAGAAGAGCTTAGATGCATGCTTGATGTTTTAAACTTTTATTATGGCGAGCTTTAGCGGCCTTACGAACTGTGGAACCACAAATACATATAAATGTTTCTTGGAATCTTTCAGTGGCCCTAGCAATGATCTTTTCTTTGTTTGCTTCATATCGCTCTTTAGACTTGATATCCATTTGTTGCTTATTAGCTTGGTAATAATCTTTCCTTTGCTCCTTAATGCGATCTTTATTCAATTCGTTGTATTGTTTTTTTTTATCAAGTATTTGTTGCTTGTTTGCTTGGTAATATTGCTTTCTGTATAGAGTTTTGATACTGAACGCATATAGCTTATTAATGGCTTTCAATTTGATCATCCAAAGTGTTTCATACATTCGAAGATGCTCTTTATCACATACATCGTACTCTTTGATCAAGATGATCTTAAAGTTTTGAAGTCCAAACTCTTTAAAGTATGGGTAGATACTGATCTCACGACTGTTGGGCATATCATTTATATAAGCTCCATAATGGGCCTTATGGCGACGCCAACGATCTCTTAGAGTATTAAACGTGGATCCCACATAGACCACATTAGATTGGTTATGAATAATTTTATAGATACGGCCAGTCTTCATTATGTAGATTATATTGTACCATTGTTGATTCAGAATGACCTAGAACTTTAGGATAATCTCGCTGATATCTTCTCGAATAGTCCTTGTGTCTAAATCCACGAGCATAAAGTGCATAGGCTTTTCAGTGATCTTATTATATAGGTAGATCATCTTATCCTTTCCTATCTTGATAGAGTATTCAGACAAGATTAGCTTTAGATCACGATCAAGGATACCTCGGCCTAGCCAAATATAATTACAATTCTGGCGAATGAGCTTATTGATTCCGAAATAACTCTGAGATATGAAAATGGCTGCATACTCTTGCTTACGGCAACGAATAAATACTTCACCTATCTTTTTATTCTGGCTTAGTACCATATCATCGAATATGACTATTCCTGACTCTCGTGGAGTAAGGGCAGGTAGCTCAGGAGTTTCTCCCTCATAATGGATATCAACACGCTCTTTAAGACGCTCCTTAAGCATATCATACAATGGTTCCTTCTCTTTAGTGATGATGATGATCTTCCAATAGGTATCAGACATTTGATACAATATATTCATGAGTAGATTGGTTTTACCACCTCCACTTGCTGTACAGATAATCCCTCGAAAGATTGGCTTGAGATGATGTTCATCGTAGTGCGGATTAGCCTTTTTAACCTGTTTAATGGTCTTATAGAAGTTAATCATTTTCTTAGACATGATTGGTCGTTTTTTGTTATCTTGGTAACTATATATAAGTGAGATAAACTAATAGCAAGGATGAACTCACCAGCACCACTATTCAACTCAGCGATCTTTAATACAGCAGCGTTTAATTTTACTAACTATCTGACTAAGAATCAGGCGGATCAGTTATATGTAAGCCTTTACTTAATGCCATCATCTGCAGGTACTGCTACTGCTAATAAGCTTATGATTACTGATGCTTCTAACTCGATACAATCTATCAATCAAATTGGATTCAATTCTATGTTATACAATGGAACCATAGTCACTGCAACTGGTACTGAATTAAATTATCTACACGGAGTGACACCGGGCACTGCAACTGCTTCTAATGCTATAGTACTTGATAGCTCTCGAAACATAACTAATATCAATGCGATAACAAGTGGTACTCTAACTACTAGCACTAGTATTAGCACCCCTACAATAACTTGTACGAGTTCAAGTACGGCAATCAATATATCAGGAGTTTCAGGAGATATTGTACTCTCAGGAACAGCAACATCTATTCAATGTTTAGGTGCGGCCTCAGGTATAGTAATTACTGGTACTAGTAGCTTTCTAACTATAGGAGCATCTGCAAGTCTTATATTGAACTCGGTAACACTAACATCAACAGGTACTGAACTCAATTACTTACATGGCAGTACTCCTGGAACTGGAACTGCATCTAATGCATTGGTCCTTGATGCAAGTCGAAACATTACTAATATTAATTCATTGAGTACGGCTACCATGAGTATCTCTAGTTCATTTAACATCACAGCTACTACAGACTCAACATCAGTTAGTACTGGAAGCTTTACTACTCTAGGAGGAATAGGTATAGCTAAATCACTATTTGTTGGAACATCAATATCAGTACCTAATGCATCAGGAGGTGATATGATCACTTTAACTAGTACATCTACTTCTACTCGAAATACAATCAAATTCATCACAGATTCCCAAACGTGGGAATGCGGTACTCGTTCGAGTACCAGCAGTAACCCCAATACATTTTACTTGTATAATTCAGGTTACCGGCTTGTCATGCAACCCGATGGTCGTACAAAGCTATTTGCTCCTTTAAATATCGATGCAGCAACCTCTCATATCTCTTTGACTAATGGAACCAATAGTGGGCTAATAGAGGTTCCTGGAAGCCCTAATATGATGCGATTCGTATCAGGATATGCTATCAACGTATCAACCAATGGAGTACGCATAGGATCGGCAAGTATTGCTGAAGGACGATGCGCTCTTGATTTTGGTCAAACAGCTCGTGATATGATAATCTCACTATACAATGATACATCTAGTTACTATGGATTTGGAGCCAATAACTCAAATGTTGAATACTCAGCAGGAGGAGGTCATGCTTGGTATTCAAGTTGTACTAATGCAACTCCCATCAATGTAAATACAATGGTCTTATCAAGTACAGGTAATCTAGCAACAAAGCTCAATACTATAGCAAATGGGGGCCTACATGCTTATGGGTTCGATACAAGTACTCTTAATACATATGGTGAGGGAGTTCATATGCATTATGCTGGAAGCAAAGGAGCAATATTCACTTATAATTATAATGCTGGATCCTATGGCAACCTTGCCCTTAATAATACTGCAATTCAGGCACTTAGCAACGGATATGTGAATATAAATACCAGTTCTGTAACCCAGAACAGTCCATTGGCTGTTTTCGGAAGCTCTGGTTTCACGCGCAGTACTGGATTTGGCTATCTCGCTTCATCAGGCAGTGGGACAGCTACGGGCTTTACAAACCGTCCATTCTCGATCTATAGCGAATGGGGTATCATAGTTGGCTCAGGTGAGATCGATGTATTTAGTGACCTTCGAATGAAAAAAAATGTACTACCACTTAATGATGATCTATGCTATCAATTCATACACAATATAAATCCTATCAGTTTCAAATACACTCATGATGAGGATCGCGAGCATTATGGGTACTCAGCTCAACAGCTCATGAGTTATGGATATACTACTCTTGTGGGAACGACTCATGCTGATCAACCTCTTCCTGAAGAGAAGATTCCTACTTACATCCCTGATACTGATGGTGAGCTTGGCGATATGAAATTGAGTGGAGAAACGATTGATCTACCAGGGGATGTACGATTATGCGTATCTATGATTGATATGATACCTATTCTACATAAATGTATTCAGAAGCAACAGGAGAGACTCGATGATCAACAGAATACTATAGATAGCTTGCAAGAGCAGATTAACATACTTAGAGAGAAATGCTACCTTATGGCAGCTAATGATGTCCATATTAGTGAGCCTACTCCTACTCCTATAGAAGTCCCTAAACGTAACCGAATATTCATCAAAAAAAGAATTAGGCTCTAAGCAGCCTTACTTGCAGCTCGAGCAGCCTTAGCATTGAATAGGATACGCTCTTTATTATCTTGGTACCATTGCCTAGATCGCGCAATGATCCTATCCTTATTCTTCTCATAGTATGCAACCTTAGTAGCCTTACCATGTTCAGATTGCCTATACTCTTGCTTTCGTACCTTTTCTACATCTTTGGTCTTCTCATAGTACTTCTTAGAAGCTATGCGTCGTCTCTCCTTAAGCAGTTGTTGCTTATCAAGTTCAGCTTGGTCGATAGTTGTATCACTCATATCTATATATACTAGATTATATAATATCAGAATCGAAATAATTTATTCGGATAAATATAAGATGGGTGCTTGCCTAAGCCAGAGTCAGCATATGGTCGTCGATCCAAGTATCTTCGTACTCGATGGATATTACATCATTCCTACAGTGAATAAGAAAGGACTAAGGGCCTTTGTATCAGTTGATCCTAAAACAAAGTCATTCAATGTTCTACGAGAGCGAGATGAGTCTCCTAGAGATGAACCAACGACTATAGCTGAAGTTACTATCTAGTCGATTTAATATTTTTTTATGATCCTGATATATCCTACCCATTATATAAGAATCCAAAGTTATCCAGTCTATATAACATATAATCAACATGTCAAAGTGTTTTGCTATCAAGAAAGATGGCATCGAGTGCGGTCGTAACCTTAAGGATGGTAAATGTCAATTCAAGTCTCATAATAACATTTCCAATGTTGATTTCATTCAAAAAAAGTCTGAAATCCCTAATATAGCCAGTGAGGAAACCCCCGATATGAGCCCTACTGCCAGCATTAGCGATTGTCAAACTGATACACACACATACTATTCAGAGGATTTTGCCCTTCAACCTAAAATAATTAATGATGAACATGAACGCAATACTTGCCAATTCAAATATGAGGATGGACGCGTATGCGCTTATGATATGACTCGTCTTGGTAAATGCATTTATAGTAATCATGAGCCTGCTCCTCTTAAACGATTAGTTAGTGTAGATTCTCAAGCCCTTGATCAGTTGTTGAAATCATCAGTCTCATTTAAGACGACTCCTATCATTAGTATCTCATCTGACTCATCAGGCTCATCAGATGGGTCTGATATTGATTATAAGGCCCAAGTAGAGGACTACTGTTCTAATCGTCATATTAAGATTACTCGGCGTATGCAAAATGATGAAAAGAGTTACCTAGTAGAGGATGCTTATATGATTACTCGGGTATGTATTGATGATGTAAGGCTATTCCTTTGGCCTATCTCTGAAAATCAAACGATTGACTTAATCCAATATATTAATCAATTGGGTCTTGAATGTCATGAGATATTTAAGACTGAAAATTGCCATATGTTCATGGACATTGATATCAAGATTACTTCTAAGCAGTATCAAAGCTTTGTATCTAAGATGAATGGTGAGGATTATGTTACGGGTGCTATTATCAATGCATACGAACAAGCATGTAATCTATCACTTCAAGCCCATGGATGCAAACAAGAGATTGAATATACTTCAGCTACTCGAGTACGTCCAATCGATGGAGATCAAGTAAAGATTGGTATTCATATCATTACTAATGCTAATATGCCAATTAGTCATGCTAAGTACATTGCTAAGGATATGCGTAAGCAATTCAAATGTATAAACACTGATCTACCTGAGAAAATGCTAGTCGATGGTATCGATACTGCTCCATACCATGTGCGTGGATCTCTCTCTCTCCCAGGTGGTATTAAGGCTGGAGTTAAACTTATGCCTATGGAAGATGACATGATAGCTTATTTCATTACTCAACCCAAGAGTAATACTACTGAAATCAATCTTGATATCAAACTCACAGAGTATCAGCCTCATGAGATCAATAATGAATTTATCAAGGAAGCTCTACAGCATGTTGAATCTATTCCTGATTGGTCGGATGCATTTGATCTAGATTGTAGTTCTCTTCATGGTAATTATATGATTGTTAAGCGAGTACGTCCAAGTCACTGTTCAGTATGCGATCGTACTCATGATGCATATGATTCCCTTCGACTAACATTCAATCGTAATACAGCTTTTTGGAAATGCGATCGTGCTCCTGATGGTACTAAGGCTAAGGTCTGGTATGAGAATAAGGAAGTTACCAAACAAAAAGATAATATCAAAACCTCGACTTCTCTATTCGAAGAAGTATTCAAATCAAATCGAATTGTTGATGATCTAACGATACTCTTAGGAGATATGGGTCGTACCTGGGATGAATTTAAAGAAGCTATGGTGGATGAATCATTTAACTTCGACGAGCTATCATATTGGGTAGATAAGTATTGTAACATCCGAAACCATGCCACTAATGACTTTAGCCTTAGCTACGTACATTTCGAGAAACTACTTAAGCAAATCATCTTTCAACCTGGATTTAGTCATCGATTCGTATGTTACTTTATTCATGAGTTCTTCTTGTTTGGTATGCGTAGTTCTAACTGCTGGGTTCGAGCAAAGGTTACCAAACATAATTCAGTGCCTCTACAACCATATCAGATGTCAGAGTTTCGAAATACTCAGATCAACCTTATAGACAGAAATCTTAAGTTCCAGCAGGTTGAACTATTCAACACACTAAAGAGCATTCCTTATCATAAGTTCTCTAATCAATGTCACTTGTGGAAGCATGATCCTCTAGATAAGGATACTTTTAGCACAGCTCTACCATTTCAATATACAAATCTAGATCGTGATGTAGATGAGTCCGATCTTCCTGATCTACTATTGTACTATCTTAAGGATGTGCTTTGTGGCGGAGATGAGGATTCTTGGATATGGCTTCGATCATATTTAGCTAATGTAATCCACCAGCCTGATAATCGTACTGAGGTCATGCTTGTACTATATAGTCAGGAGAAACGGCTAGGAAAATCTACCCTTAAGTGGATATTGGATCAAATATGTGGAGAAGAGTCAAATGTAGTTAAGGTTGAACGGCTTTCAGATGTATTCGGCGAACGCGGAGGTACCACTGTAGTTGGTAAGAGGGTTGTTTGGTTCGAAGAGCTTACTGACAACAAATCCGTCTTCCGAGCTAACATGGATCGTATGAAAACGACTATTACGGATAAGCGTACGACCTATAAGCCTTTGTACCATGAGTTGCATGAAACCAATAACACGAATGAATACATTGCTTGTACTAACCACTTGGTTGGTGTGCTAGAAGATCGCCAGACTTTCTTGCATGTAACCGATAAGCATAAAGATGATCATGTGTTCTATCGTAAGCTCCGTAATAATTTGGATCAACATGGTTGCAATCTATTCGCAGCTTATCTTAAGCCATTTACCACTGCATTGCCTATGAAATGCCATAAGACCGATATTTATCGATCCATGCTATCCAATGGAGCTGAGCCTATAGAAATCTTCGTCAAGGAGCTCAAATCAGGTAAATGCGCGATTGAACTAACCAAGGCCGATAAGTTTTGGCATTGCACTCAAGATCTATTATACACCCAAAAGTATCAAAAATGGTGTGAGACTAATCGTGAGCAAGTTATCTCCTTCACACATTTCAAGGAGAAGCTAAGTCATTATGATCGTAATTGTGAATACAAGCAGATTCGTGTTAAGGCTGGGCGTATATATGCATTTGTATTCCCAGTAGATTGGGTTGTTCTTCCTACCAATGAGGATTAAATAGATATTTTTTTGGCTGGATATCTATGGTACTATATAGTAAAATGCACTGCCATAATTGTAATTCGAAATCTCTCCAGCATGGTCTATTTATATTCAACTGCCATCGATGTGATATTATCCGCGGAAGAGATTATGATTTAGAAGGAGTATGCCCTAAGTGTAAGCTTAGTGATTTGTTTATGTTAGTATCTACCTCAATAGATTGCTTACAATGCAACTCAACTGAATACCATCATTCAAGTGATCATTTGAATTATTGTAAATCATTACTTGATCATCATATATGGTCTAAGAGGTATCCTATAGATTTTGAATCACTTTGTATAGAAGCATTTAAGCCTTCACGAGTAATGTATCAGCTATCGGTTGATCCTGATTATTGTGAGTACTAATCTCCTTATTTTTTTTGGTCTAATATAGTAACCATGGATCAAGCTATGCTAAGTATATCTGATGCAGATATCCAATACATGATCAACAAAACCAAGGCCTTTATTGATAGCTACCCTCTAGACCCCGCTCTCTATTACGCTTACTTGCGATTAATGTAACTTGTGCGTTCCTCTCTTTTTTTGTGTGTTCGTTATTGTCCCCATCGTGAGTCCCGCACGCATTGTCTCATTTGTCTCATTTGTCTTAAGGTTGTCTTAGCTGTGT